TGATTCCCGTAGAACGGATGGGAGCGCCCACGGATCCCGGAGCGAACGTTCCGTGCTCCTTGTGCGATCAGAGAAGCGCCCCCTCCAATCCCTCCGAGAAGTGGATGGGCAATGAGACTCGCTCCGATTGCGCTCCGTCCGAGCTTCGTGATTGTCGGGTGCCAATACCCGAAGCGCGTCAGAGGAACATGTCTGAGGTAGCGGACTCCGAGGCCCGCACCCTTCAAACTGTACCCGATCATCGCGGCGCCTCCGGCAATCTGTCCGGAGCCAACGAGAAGCTGACGGGTCCGTCGGCGCACCTACCTCTTTCTCCTTCCACCGCGTCGTCCGGTGCTCAGACGTTTGAGACTCACCCGGCCTACACTGACGCGACGCGCAGTCCTTCCGCGCCCTCCACGGACCATTCGAACGTTCAGGTTGATCTGAGGCATGCCTCGTTCGCCGGGATGCGTGCTCGAGGACCCTCTCGAAACCTGCGAGTACTGATTCCCGTAGAACGGATGCCCCTTGACCCCACGCATCGTGTGCAGGCCCTGCCGGATGTTTCGAGATCCGGAGCGGAGTGCGCGCGCTCCTGCGTACATACGCTCGATCCCCTTTCCGGCGTCCAGCCCCTTTCTTGCCTTGATTGCGTAGTACGCCTTGTACGCACCACTTCCGAGCTTACTGAACCCCGCTCCGATTGCAGCAGCACCGTACCCAACCCGAGCAGCGCCTCCGAACCGTCCAAAGCGTCGAGCCATTAGGACCTCAGAAGCTCGTGGAAGGTGCCTGAGTTCTTCAAGCGTCCCCACCAGCTCGGAAGAAGATTTACAACTGCATCAGGCACGATTTTCGGAAGAACCGTGTCTTTGAACGAAAGCGAAACGGGTCCTGCCGTCAACGACCTGATCCCTTGGGTCTCCACAGTGTTGTCGGATGTGCGATCCGCGAGGAGGAGCTGCCTCGCGAACTCTGCTGTTGCGTACTTCAGCTCGAGAGGAATTTCGTCGTCTCCTAGATACTCGAGCTGCTTCACGTCGAGCAGGCCCACGCGAGGCCAGAACAGCGCTTGCTCGACGCTTGTCGGCCACTCCGCCCACTCGTACAGAGAGTCGAGCAGGCGCGTCGCCATGATCACAGCGGTTTCCTTCGTTGATGGAGCTGCCGCGGTCCAGGGAGCTGCGTAGAGGTGGGTTTCATGATACGCATCAGCCTCCGCAACCGTGCAGTACGAATTTGCGTTTCCGGCTCCCGGCGTCGCGACAACCGTAGGCATTTCACACTCCCTCGCGCGTGTGCGGACTGGATGCGCGCCCCCCAGCAGCTACGACTACGGCTTCTTCTCCTCCGGCTTCTTCGTCTCGTCCTTCGTCTCGGGCTTCTTCTCCTCCTTCTTCCCCTTCTCACCCCACTTGACGTGGACGCCGGGGTCGAAGTCGGCCTCGTTGATCTCCATCGGAGCGTCGGGCAGATCGACGCGGTGAACCTTGATCGTCGGGATCTGTGTCATCGGCCTACACCGCCTCGACGACGTACGTCAGCACGAAGTCGACGGCCGTTGCGGTCGTGCCCGTGCCGCCCGTCTTTCCGACCCGAATCGAGGTGTTCTGATCGAGCGGAGTGAACGAAGCCCCGTCCGCCAGAAGTGTGACCGTCGCTGCGCCCGCACGGAGCATGGCGCTCTGCGTCAGACCGGCCTGCGGCGCGACGAGCAGCGCGACGCTGGAACCTGCACGGGTGCCCAGAACGCGAACATCCGTGACGGCTGCCAGCGCCCCTCCGACGGACGTGATGTGTCCGTCGACGAGCCGATACGCCCTGCCGGGCAGTGCCGGAAGAACCTCCTTCCCGGCATTGACGTCGGCAAGCGCGACACGCACCCTCAGTTGCCTGAGGATGTTTCCGTACGCGGGATCGGTTTGCATCGCCCCCGCGTTCCCGACCGGATACATTCTCGGATCCATGTCCTGATCTCCTCTCTCAAAACGCGGTACGAAGGGAGCGCCTCAAGCTCCGAGGCGCCCCCCAGGGTTGGACTAGCCGAAGAGCCGAGCGGCCAGCTCCGGTCGGGGGCACCCGACCCCGTACAACGCGTCGTACGAGAACCGAGTGCGCTTGTGCTCACGCGTGACCTCGAGCCGCAGCGCGAGACCGGAGATCGGATCGACCATCGAGGAGAAGTTCCCGAGGTTCATCGGATCGGCTCCGGCGAACGGCCGCATCGCGAGGGCGAACGCGTCCCGGTGGAACAGCAGGTTGACGGTGTGCGAACCTCGGAAGGTAATCGCCGCGGTGGTCAGACCGACCCTCAGGGCGGGAGAAACGACGATCGCCGTCGTCGGAGCGGTTCCCGTCGCGGAGACGGCGACGTACTGAGTCGTGTCCCCCGCGAAGGTCAGAAGATCCCCGGCGAGAATGCTTCCCGTCCCGGCGTTGATCGTGACGGCCGTCGCACCGAGCGTGCCCGTCGCCGTTCCGGCGCTCCAGGTCCCCGCGGTGTGAGTCGGGATGTTCTGGTCCATCGCCCAGAGCGCGCCGAGCTTCATCCCGATCTGCCCGTTGATGATGCCGGCGGTGTCTCCCCGGAACGACGCGTCCTGGAAGGCCCGAAGACCGAGTGCGTTGGCCTCCGCCGTCGGATCGATGATCATGTAGCGAGGGTCCATCGGTGCGAGCTGCAGCGCGAGGACTTTCCGGGCCTGCAGATACGTGGTGACGTCGGTTCCGAACGGCGCGACGCCGGGCGTTCCGGCGAATCCGTACACGTTCTTGTACAGCGCGAGGATGTCCGAGTCGATCTGGTTCGCGAGCGCCTTGGCCGCCTCGCTCGCTTCCATCGGGATGATCCCGTTCAACGCCTCGATCATCTCCTTGTCCGTCAGGTAGAAGGATGCCTCCTTCCACTTGTCCAGCACGATGCTGGCCTTCGTCGGTGCGAGCTCTGCCGTCGTCGCCGGAGGCGTTGCCGCCGGAGCGACGTCCGTGACGGCCACCGACGAGGGGATCGGGATGTCGATCGTCGACCCCTTCTCGCCGGCGAGGGCGTCGTAGCCCCTGTTCACGATTCGCGCCATGATCGACTGCTGACGAAGGGCGACGAGCCCTTGCGCGAGCAGCTGCGGAATGACTTGCGCCAAGTTGTTGGCCATTTGTCCGAGTTCTCCTTAGAGACCGAAGTTAAACGACGTGAGTTCGGCCCCTCCGGGGCCTGGTCGACTACGGCACGACAACGATTTCGCCCTTTGCGATTGCGTCCACGTGCCGGCCGAGCTCGACCGGGTCCGACGCGCTGATCGTCCGCTTCCCCGCACCACCTGGTCCGGGATGTGCGCCGCCGCCCTGGGACGGAACGAACAGGTGCGGTGCTTCGATCAACTGGATGCGTCCCCACTCTTCCATGCCGAGAGGCTCCGTCACCTTCTCTCGGCTATACAGCTGCTTGTCGCCGTCGTACGCGATTCCGTCCGCCTTGAACGCACGAAGCCCGCGCGAAAGGAAGTCCGGCACGGCGCTGTCGATGACCTTGAGCTTCGTTCCGACTGCCCGAAGCTTCGTTTCCAGGTCCTTCTGCGCGAGGCGCTCCTCCGCAGCCTTCCGGGTCTCGGTTTCGGAAGCAACCTGCTTCTTCAGCGGCTCGACTGCAGCCTGAACGGCCTGGCGGATTTTCGTTTCGATGTCCGCCGGATCCTTGCCGCCCTTCTTCTCGAACTCTGCGACTCGCGCCTTCAGTGCGGTGTGCTCCGCCGGGTCGATCCCGTCGTAGGTCTTGAGCTTCGCGATTGCCTCTTCCTTGTCCTTCAGATACTTGATGTTGTTGTCGCGGAACTCCGCGAGGTTCTTCTTGAGCTCGAGGACCTCCGGAAGCTCCGCGTCGAGCTTCAGGCGAAACGCTCCGTCTTTCGGCTCGTACTCCCCTCGAAGCGCTTCCGGCACGTCGGTCAGATTTGCGATGATCGGCTTCATTACGTCCTCTTTTCCGCCCCACCGGGACGAGTCCCACCGGGACTTTCTTCGTGTTCTGTTAGTACGGCAAAGAAGTGTGAGCCTCGATACATCTGAGAAAGCGTACGAAGAAACTCTTCCGGATCCTTGATCCGCTTCCCCAGAAACTCTACGGAACGTCCGTGCTCCTGCTCGAGCTCCGGCGACTCGAACACGAGCTTTCCGTCTACGAGAGCGATACTCCCTTGGGAAAGATCGAAAATCTTTCCGTCAGAAAGAATGCGTTCGTGGAAAGTAACTTTCATGGATGTACCATCAACTTGACAAAGAGCTCTCGAAGGCGCCCGATGGACAGCGCAGTAAGAATTGCCTTGATACGAGTTTCCATCGCCCCAAGCTCATCAGGATACAGACCGAACTTCTGAGCGAGGGTCAATAGCTGCGGCTTCGAGTCGACGAGCGTTGCAATCCACTTGTCTGCAGAGTCCTTCGTCATCGTAAGTGGATCTCCCCACGATGCAAGATCCGACCTAACGAATGTCCGATTCACCGAAGGAGCCGAGTACCACCACTTTGTAAGCACGTTCGAGTTGATGAGTTTTGTCTCTCCGAGCGGACCCGGCATCTGTCCCCGAGACCAGCCGACCGGTAGGCCGAACGTATACCCATGATCGATGAGCCACCCGTTCAACGGATCTTTCATTGCTGCGACATCCGGAATGCTGAGAGTTCCTGCCTTGATCTTCTGCATGATGTCGTGGGGGATCTGGACGAGCATGTTTCCGCCGTGCCGATCCATATTCCCAATGATCATGTCGAAGATTGATGCGCCGTCTCGAAACTCATCTGTGAGCTGTGGAAACGGAGGTGTTCCTGTCCAAGGGAATTGCATTCGCGTGAAGGTGCGCGTCCACGAACCTACCTGAAGGTTGTCCGGGATCTTCTCCGCAACCGCCCCGAAAAACTTCTTCGCGCCTAGAGTGAGCATCCGAGATCCGGTCGGAGGAACGAGCCCTAGTCCAAGAACTCGATCAAGCGCGGCTGTCAGAAGCTCCCTCTGCGCTGTCGAAGCATTCACAGAGATGTAGTGCTGATTCAACATCGCCTGAGTCACTGGGCCGTCATCCACAGGCTTGAAAATCGCCCACGGCATTCGTCCTCCGCCCGCATTGATCATGAGCTCGTACACGGTTGTCGCAGAGACGTTCAGTTTCTGTCTCGAGATGATCGACCCGGACTCGAGCCACGCGTGCTTCGCGGGAAGCTCTCCCGAAATGATTCGCTCCCCGCTCGGAAGCGTCGGTTCCCCCATCGTACACCGGCATCGAGGATGCGCCGGCGGAAACATGAGCTTCGCTCCGTTCGGCATCACGAAAGGCTTCGCGAGCGGTTGCTCCTGCTTGTCCATCGGCCGGCAAATCGGACAGAGCTTCTCGTCCGGGGTCACGATGAACTTCTTCCGAGCGGCCCGCGAGAGAAAGCCTTTTCGCTGCGCCTGCTTCCAGCTCGAAAGAGCGCCGGCGTTCAGAGCTCCGAGCGTCTCCGTCCGAGCAATCGTTTCCGAGCGTTCTTTGAGCTTCTTCGCAGAATGGAATTCGAGCGCCCGGCTTACGCGTTCGTTCGAAAGCCCACTCAGGCGAAGCTCTGCGGCATAGTTCATCGCTCCGAGGGCCTGCGGGGTAGAAAGCCCGATCAGAGAACGAATGCTCTTTGCTGCTTCGAGCGGCGGAATTCCTTCCCTAATACTTCGCACGATCAATGCGCGGACTGCCTTTCTTGTTTCTTCTGAGACGTTCTCGAGGAGCTCCGCAGCATGCTTTTCCGCCGCGAGCTGTGCAGCCTCGTCTTTCGCGTCGAACGCAAATCCGACATTCGCTCCCTGAGGCATCAGAGGAACTTCGCTCCGATCTTCCCACCCTTCACGAACGCATCCCGAAGAATCGCTCCGAACGGTTCGAGCGCACGTTCAAACTCCGCTTCTCCAACTGCTGCAAGTGCCCGCGCCATGTTCTTCGAAGCGAGCGCCTCTGCAAGCCTCTCGACGGACACGCGTCCACGCATCCGCTCAGCCGCTTTCACGAACGCACGGCGTGTCCGCGGAGTGAAGCGGTCGGCTTCTCTGTGTAGCGCCCGCTGGCTTTCCGGAACCGGCATCAGCGTCGGCCTTTCAGGAGACGTCTCCACCCAGAACCCATTCCTCGAAACGCTCCGAGCCCTCCGTATTTTCCGCGGCCTGATCCGAGCCCTGACACGAGCAGCTTCGGAACACGCCCCGGTCCGAGCAGGGCCTTCGGCCTAAACTGCTGAAAGCGAACCTGCGGAACGGCGGGTCGTCGGAACGACCCTCCACGAAGCGTGTTCCGGAGAGTTCGCGCGCCGCGCCCTGCCGCAAGGAAGCCCGAGCCGATTTTGTTTTCGAGAAACCTCGAACCCCGATCGATCTCGGAGAGGTTCGGACCGAAGGTCTTCCACCGGATGACTGTTGCAGTCCGCCGGTTGAAGACCACACGGCCGACGCGTCGTGTAGCTCCGAAGATTCTTCGGATCATCAGCCTTGCTCCTCAATCTGCTTCACAGCGTCCTGGGCCTTCTTCTGCGAGTCGAACGTTCCGAGTTCTTCTCCGGTCTCGTTGTCGAGAAGTACGAACTTCTTCTTCCTCGAAACGATCTTCCACCAGTCGCCGGTCGCGACAACCGAATCGCCGGCCTGCTCTCCAACATTCGGATCTGTCGGTGGTGCATTCGGATCGACCGCCCCAGGAACGAGCGCCTGTAGAGCCGCGCTCCTCTCCAGAATCGCGAGCTGCTCTTCTTCTGCCGTGACGCCAGGACGTGCGAGCTCCCCCTTCACGAGCCGGGCATAGAACGTTTCGTAGCTGATCGCCTCGGCCTGTAGCGCCATCACGAGCGTCTGCAGCTCCGGAGGAGTCATCTTGACGGAGAAAAACTCCTTGTTCAGCTCATACCCGAACTCTTTGAGGTCGCTCGGAGACGGGTCTGCACCCATCCACCAGATGTGCTGCCTCGTCGCAATCGACAGCCCGTGCTCCGTCGACTGAGCGACAGTCCGGAGCGTCGCCTGCTCGCCGGAGTGTCGGGTCAGCACGGCCGTCGCCGTCTCACTCGTCGCGGCTTGATCTTCGAGAAGGCGTGCGCCGAGCGTCGCCATCATCTTACGTTTTTCGCGTTCGCCCTCGGCAAGATGTCCGAGCCCTGCTCCCGTAAACTCGAGCATGCCGGCACGGCCTTCTTTCTCGAGCGACCACGCCTTTCCGCTTCCGATGTAGAGGGGCGCTCCAGCCTTCCCCCCGATCACTCCTGCGACCCACGGCGTCGGAAGCGCGGTGTAGTGGCGTCCGTGCTCCAGATCTGCCATGGTCTGGTAGTGCGAGATGTTCACGATGACGAGGTCGTCTACCGGCGGCTTCTGCACCGCGGCAGAGACGGAAGTAGGCCCGATGAACGTGAAGGGAATGAAGGGAAGAGGGACTCCTCGGCGCGTCGGCATGAACTCCTTAAACACCGAATAGGTCTCGGAGTTCGGATTCTTCCTCCAGATCTCCTGGGTGTAGATTCCGTTCGTCAGCATGAGCACTCTATACTGTTCGAACAGATCAAGGGCGAAACGATCCTTCGGATCGACTTCCTCCGTCGTTTCGAAGAGCACCACGGCCGTGACGATCTCGCGCCCTTCGAACCTTTCAGTTCTCCACGCGATGATGTCTTCCGCTCTATACCCGACCCAGTACGGTCGGAGCTCCGCAGGCGAAACCCCTCCCGGCACATCCTGCGGCATGTCGACGAGGATCCCATATCTGCCTGTGAGAAGTACGTCTCGGGCAGTCTGGAGCCCGAAGAGCTCCGCAGACGTTCCGCCGAGCGTGATGTCTTCGAGATGATCCTCGAGAATCGTAGGCACGGTCAGAACCGGGGCAACCTGAAAGAGCGCTCCGGCCATTCCTTCGACAGTACGCCCCGTCGCATTGTAGTAGAGAGCTCGGGCCTTGTACTCGTCGTACTTCGCCAGGCCCCCCTCCGAAACGAGCCGGTGGCTGTCGAGCATCGGAAGGTACTTGACTCCCGCGGCCTTCACAGCGTCGCTGCCTTCGAAGCAGTCACGTGCCCGCTGCCACCGTGGGAGCATTGCGGTGTATTCGCGCTTTGGTGTGTTGACAGGCACCTAAATACCCTCCCGAGGCATCGACATCACCCCCAGAACACGTTAAGCTCTTGGACTTCCTGAGGTCCGAGAAGGTGATCAGGAAGAAACGCAAGCATCACGGCGTCTGCGTCGTCCGGACTCGGTCTTCCCCGACGCTTCATCTCTTCCTTGCTCTCGATCATCGTCTTCCCACGCGAGCTCGGATGAAACTTCAAATCGACAAGCTGTGCGGCAAGGTCGTCGTCCTTCGGATCGATGTCGATTTCTCCTTCAAGAAACCGATCTCGAAGCGCCCAATACCCCTCTGCTCGGACGTTTTCGTACGTCTCTTTCTCGCGTGCGGGAAGTCCTACATTCACTCCAAGAACTGGAGCGTTCTGCTCCTGCGCTCGATTCACGAGACCCGTCCCGACTCCCTGCATATCGACTTTCGCGCGGAGCGCGCCCGTGCTCTTCAGCTCCTGAAGAAGCCTTCCGCAGCTCTTCATCGTGTCGGGTTCGTTGTCTCGCCGAATAATCCGAACGATCGGTCCGCGACGCTCCGCAACGGTGTTCTTTCCAGAGCCGCCTGCTC